ATCGAGACTGCCACGCAGAACGCGGTAGAGCAACAGGCTGCTATTTTGCGCCGCCACCTACGCAAAGCGCCCGACGTTGTTGGTGCGCTACAGACAGCGCGCCTCAACCCGTTCGTGGAGGCGCGGCAAGTGAGCGAGCAGGTTGTCTTTCGCCCCAACCCGCTGGCGCACTACGACCCGCCTCATTTGTGGGTAGACCCGCGCGGCTATACTCTCTCTGAGCGAATCTGGCGCACGGCAGGCAACACGCGACGTCGCCTCGACTTGTTCTTGGAGCGGCGCATCGCCGCCGGCGACGGGGCATTGAGGATAGCGCGTGATCTTGAGACCTTCCTTCTGCCGAACCGGAAGCTGCGCACCCACGCCCCCTACGGCACGGACGCCAGCTACGACGCGATGCGCTTGGCCCGCACAGAGATCACCCGCGCCGCTGCTCAGGCCAGCGAGATGAGCGCGGCGTTAAATCCGTTCGTCCAGGGTATGTCGGTGGTGTTGTCTCCCTCGCATCCCAAGTATGATATTTGCGACGTTGCCGCCGCCGCCGGATCGTGGCCGGCGGGAGAGATACCAGCGCAATATCAGATACCCCTCCACCCCCACTGCCTTTGCTCATATCGTTACGAGATGGTGGACAATGCGCAAGAGATACTGGACGAGTTTCGAGATGAAGCCCGCAGCGCGCGACGTGGCCTGACGGCGATGATTGGCCCGTTGCAGGTAGCGCAATTCACACGGCTGCTGCTGAGTGGCTTTTTGAGGATAGGATGATGGATAAATCAGCCGCCCTTTTCCGCGCCTCCAACGTGGTCATTCTGGACTACCCCCTGGATGCTGCTTTGTCCTCCGCGCTTTCTATCTGTGATGAGGTGGTCGTGGTTGTGGATATCAATAGCTGCGACCACACGCTTGATTTGGTACACACGCTGCAAAGGGCGTTTGGGCCGGAGCGCATCATCGTAGTCGAGCGAGAATGGAAATTCGACCGCGCCTGGCAGGAACGGTGCTGGGATTGGGGAGCAGAGGCGACTGACGCCGAGTGGCTGATGTTTCACGATGCGGATGAGGCGATACACGAAGACAATGCGCTAGAGCTTCGGGCGCTGATGGATTGCTCCGACGTGGAGATGATTCGCTTTCCGTTTGTCCATCTTTATGCTACACCCCGCTATCGTGCCGCCTTCACGCTTACTCACAACACGCGCTTGGGCCGTCGCTCCATCGGTTTCAGGATGCGCAACTGGTGCTCAGATGCAACTCCCCAACGCGCCGCTTGCCAAATGGTCTATGGAGGCGAGCGCAACGCGCACATACCCGCCGCCGGTATCATCACGGTGGGCTTTCCGATGATGCACTACGGTTGGTGCAGATCGGCGCGGGCGCTGGCAATCAGCCAGGCCAAACAGGGCGCGTGGTATGCAGACGGTGGCGGGCTAGAAGATGGGCATATACCGGAGGTTGTTCCCTACGACTTCCGGCTGACGCATCAGATGGAAAAGGGCTTTGTATCTCGTTATGATGGCTGCCACCCGGCGGCGATGCACGACTGGTTTGCTTGGCACGCTGGGGAATGGGAGGAGCTAGAGAATGAGTAGCCCGCTCGTGTCAATTATCATACCGTCGCGTGGTCGCCCTGCCGGCTTACTGCGTGTCATCGTCTCTGTGCTGGCGACGACCAGAAATCATCGGGTTGAGATTGTCCCGGTACTGGATGCGCCAGATGCCGAGAGCCGCGACCTATTGAATTCTCTGTCCAGGTTCGCTATTTTTAACGTCGTGGTTATGCCGGAGACCTATGTGGATGGTCATCCACAACAGAAGTTTCAACGCGGTTACGAAGCCTCGACGGGTGACTGGATCGTGACGGGCACGGATGACATTGTGTTTCACGCTGGTTGGCTAGATGCAATATTGGCCCATCCCAACCAGGGCATTGTCGGTTTATATGACCCTCATCACAAAATGAGCACAGCGACGCTGTTCGCATTCACCCGCGCTCACCTCGAAACCACAGCGGGGGGACGGCTTGGCCTGCCCTGGTATCACGTATGGGGATCGGACAAGGAGCGCACAGAGAAAGCGCGACGGGCAGGGATATTCACTATTTGCAAGGAGGCTGGGTTTGACCATTATCACTCCTGTCTCGGCACTGCAAAAGTAGATGAGAGAACGTCATTTGCCTCACAGTGGTGGAAGGAAGATCAAGTGACTTACAAAGCGCGAGAAGCCGCGGGCTTCCCGGATGATTGGCCGGAGGTGTAAAATGAGCAGAGCTATCGTGATTCTAGGACAGGGCAGGTCAGGGACGAGCATTACAGCGGGTATTCTCCATTCGCTCGGCGTATTTGTAGGCGATGCGCCCAGCCGTTACTATGAGGACGGGGCGTTCTACAACGTGCATAAAGCGATGGTCGGGGACTGGCGAAACCCACAGCTAGACGCCTTGCCACAACACCTTGACAGATACCGCGCGCTCGTAGCCAAGAGACAGGAGTATGACTTGTGGGGATTGAAAGATCCGCGCCTGTGTTTCACGTTCCCCGTGTTGTTGCCCCTGCTCGACGACACGGATGTTAGGATTATCTACACCAGCAGGCCCATCAAGGATATTGCTAGGTCGCTCGGTACATATCCGGGTGTTGAATCGCGCGCTGAGGCGAAGCGAATAGCAGAGAGGTACAAGGTCGCGCTGGCACAGACAAAGATGATAGTGCCGAAAGCGTGGCCTACGATGACGCTGTACTATAATGCTTTGATCAGAGACCCACGCAAGCAGGTTGGGCGCCTTGCTCGATTTGTGGGCGTGTCTGTGGTCGAGGAGGCTATTGCGCTCGTGAAAACAAGCGAGTGAATGGAGGATATTATGGCATTTGACACTGATGCGTGGCTCGAATATGATGCTGATTTGGCAAATAGCAGCCACCAAAAGGGCTTCGCCAGAATTGGCGAGGACGTAACAATTCGTGAATGGACGCGATTCGCCAGGCCGGAGAACATTGCGATTGGCAATCACGTCATCATTGATGATTTTGTGCTCGTGTCCGGCGGGCGCGGCGATGAATTGACTATCATCGGCAACTATGTCCATATTTCCTGTTTTACCAGTATCCTCGGCAGCGGCGGGATTACGATGGGGGACTTTTCCGGTCTGTCACCCGGCTGCCGGCTGTTCTCGGAGACCGACGATTATACCGACGGCGGGCTGATGAATCCCACCGTTCCGGTGGAGTTCCGCACGCCGGCCATCGGACGCATCGTGTTAGGAGAGTTTGCCGAGATGGGGGCAAACACCGTCGTGCTGCCAGACGTGACTATTGGCGAGGGGGCCGTGACCGGCGCGGGTAGTCTGGTTATAAGAGACCTCGCCCCCTGGACGGTCAACGTAGGCACGCCCACGCGGGTTCTGAAGATGCGCAATCGGGACGAGGTTTTGCGGAGAGCCGCAGAATTGGAGGCGACGAGATGAGCATAACGCCACTTTTGCAACCATCTATCACGGAGGCAGAAATTAAAGCTGTGACACAAGTCCTCCGATCCCGCTGGTGGGGACAGGGGAGCGTGGCAGAGCAATTTGAGCGGGAACTATCCGCCCGCTACGGCTACGCTCATTGTGTCACTACTAACAGCGCCACCGCTGCGCTACACCTGTCTATGATAGTGTCTGGCGTGGGGCCGGGTGACGAGGTGATCCTGCCTGCGCTGACGTTCGTCAGTACGGGCCTGGCACCGCTTTACGTGGGTGCTACGCCGGTGATGGCAGACGTGAACCCCGACACGCTGTGTCTCGACTGGGATAATGCAATGTCACTCGTGACGGAAAAGACAAAGGCAATCGTCTCTATGGACTATGCCGGTCACCCGGCGTGGCCCGATGATTTACGCCCATTGCGCGGGCCAATACCTGTCGTTCAAGACGCCGCCCACTCCTGTGGCGGGCGAGGTTATGGCGACTTGGCATGCTTCTCATTCCATCCCGTCAAAAACCTGGCGACGGGCGATGGCGGCGCAATCCTCACTAACAGCGACGAACAGGCCGAGCGCTTGCGCGCCTTACGCTGGTGTGGGATTGACCGCTCGACCTGGGAACGGTCGGAAAAGCGATATGGGTGGGACTATGACATCGCTGAGGTGGGCTACAAATATCACTGGAATGACATCCAGGCCGCTATCGGGCTGGTGCAACTTGGCCGCCTGGACGCAATGAACCAACGACGGCGGGAGATCGCGGGGCGATACTGTGAGGGATTGACCGGCCTCGTAGAACTGCCATTGGATACCCCTTCCCATACCTGGCACTTGTTCCCCAGCCGCGTGGATGCGGAGAAACGAGATAGCCTGATTGATCATCTCCTGACTAACGACATCAGCGCGGGTGTGCATTACAAGCCGCTGACACATTATCCGATGTTCTCAGGTGATGTGCCAGTGACAGAGCGGGAATGGTTGCGCCTGGTGAGCTTGCCCATCTTTCCCGATATGACAGACCTGCAACAAGCGCGGGTGATAGAATGTGTGAGGGAGTGGGCCGGTGCGTGATGGTAGCCGTCCGCGCTGGGTAGAATTGCGCACAGCAGAGGGTAAGCTGGCGTGTAAGTACGACCCGCGCCGCCACCTCATAGAATACGTTCACCGACGCAAAACGACCATCTTTGACCTGACGCAATATGAAGAGACAAAGAGCACCGATGCCGACCCTTGTCAAGAAACGTAGTTTGCGGTAAAATCTCTATACAAGCAATAACCGAGAGCGTTAAAACGCCCTGCCCCGACCGGTGAGACCGGCGGCGGCGGGGTTTTTTGTTAGGAGGATGCAATGCTTACGATGCGCGATTATACCGTTGCAGAGTTTCGAGGGAGCTTTCCCCAGATCGCACCCGCTGAGAGTGTTCAACTAGATGTCCTCACGAAAGGCGACGATGATCCATTCTACGTCACCTTGCCCGTGGCTAAGGTTGGAGCAACCAGCGCCAACGGATTGCATTATGATGAGGCGCTCATCCAGGCAATCCAGGAGCAGATAGTCGGGCGTGGTGGGCTGATGGGACACTTGGCGGGCGAGGAACGTGACACTGCCTTTCCCATCGAAGCCGCCGACTGGATCGGTGTATCGAGGCAGGGTGAGACTCTGTGGGGCAAGGCATACATCCCGCCGGGCGAGGCCCGCGAATATATCCGCCGCCTGAAGGCGCGTGGGGGGCAACTTGCCACCAGCATCTATGGTCCATACGCACAGCGCAAGGATCAAGAAGATGGAAGCTGGAAAGCTGAGGGCTTTCAGCTGGAATCGCTCGACCTTGCGCCAGCTGACAGGGCGGCACTTAAACTGGGCGGTGAATTCAATATTACCGCACAGATGGACAGCCAATTAGAGGAGGTAAACGAAATGACATTGGAAGAGATACTGGCACAACTGACCGCTGATGATGTACCAACCGCAGTCCGTGAACAGATTGTGGCCGAGTACAAAGCAACTGCCGACCTCGAGAAACAGATCGCCGAACTGACCGCCGAACGCGACACAGAAAAGAAGCTGGTCGAGGAGCTTCAGGACAAGCTGGCCGCGCAAAATGCAGCGCAATTTGAGGATGCGCTGGATAGGCAAATCGCCGAGACGGTGGACTGGAAGGTCGAAGGCGACGAGGCAGAGAAAAAGGTTGCGCTGGTTTGCAACGCAATCAAGATGCGCGTCTTGTCTGAAATGAAGGATGACGACTGCGACGCGAGCAAGGTCAAGGAAATGGTCGAGACGGCCTGGAAGAGTGACGGCGTGCAACTTCTGGCCGAGACCGTCAAGGCCGCGCTGAGTGGGCCGCGTGCAATCGTGGGCAGCAAACCGCGCACCAGCAAGCTAGAGGATACCCCCGAGGCGCGCCGCCGGGCACGCCAACGGGTGGGGATTTAGGAGGTAGGAAACAATGGCTAACATCAGTTTGACTTCCGCAAATATCCGCGCATTGCAGGCCAATGGCGCGGTAGTGAGATCGTATGATGCTGGCGGCACTGTGACTATCGGCTACTTGGTTTACATTGCCACCGACGGCGATGTGGAGCATGCCGATGGCGATGTCGACGCGGCCACCGCGCGTGCTATCGGCGTGGCTGTGGAGAGCTTTGATGGCGAGACGTCCGTCACTGCTGGTAACCGCGTCAGTGTGTGTGTGTTCGGGCCGGTCTCCGGTTTCTCCGGGATGACGCCTGGCGCAAATCACTACGTGTCTGACGACGTGGGGCGCATTGCTGACGCAGCGGGTACGTACAGCCGCATCATCGGCTATGCCGAAGCCGCAGGCGTGCTGTTCGTGAATCCTGAACAGAATGCCCCGGCTAGTTAAGGAGGTATGAAAAATGGCTGAAGTATTAGGACCTCAAACACTGCTAAATATGGCGCTCCCGACAGGTTGGGATGCTACGCGCCTGGCGCAGTGGGCAACACGGGATGGAATCACTTATGGCGAACTGGCGAACCAACTAGCCCTCGCCCTGGGCGACTTTAACCAGGAAATGGTCACTGACTGGGGTTGGCTGTTCTCGATTACCGAGGAACTGGCGATGGAGTACGAGCAGGGCGGCAGTGTGACGGAAATGCCGGACATCACCGACGTCGACAAACCGGAGGCATTGCAGGGTACAACCATCGGTCATATGATCGACTTGAAAGTGTACGGTCAGGGCGTCGGCGGCACAAAAAGATACTTCCGTGACTCGCGCAGCGCTAAGATCAACGCGGCTATCGCCACGCTGGTCAGGCGCGGCCGCTGGCGATTCGAGAAACGGCTGCTCACACGTTGGTTCACCAACACCGAGAACTCCATCGGCTCGGCGGGCTACGATGTACCGTTTGTGCGTGGAACCGGGGGTACAGTGGACTATGCGCCGCCCGCTTACGACGGTGAGGCCTTCACGACCTCACACGACCACTACCTGGGCGTAGACAGCGACACCTATGGCTACGATGGCGTATTGGATCAACTGGCCGAGACGCTCCAGGAGCACGGCCACAATCCGCCATTCAATGCTCTCGTCTCTCGCTCTGACGTGGCGAGCTATATGGCACTGACACGGTTTGTCGAGGTTGTTGATCCGGTGGTCAACTTTGTTGACCGAGGGGGCGAAACCAGCGGAAACCGCTACTACACCCCAGGACAGCGCCAGTTTGGGCTGCTCGGATACTACCAGGGCAAGTATGGATTGGTGGAGGTGCGATTCACCGCCCGCGTCCCAACGACCTACGCCGGGATGTGCAAGAGCTATGGTAGCCTGGCGGCTCAAAATCCACTGGCCGTTCGCGTACATCCAGACACCGGCTTCGGCGCTTACGTTGTGCCGGAGACCACACCAGACGATGACTATCCCGTCAAGCAGCTCGATGTCGAGATGGAATTCGGGGTCGGCGTCGGCCCAGACCGTACAAACGGCGCGGCTGCGTTCCTCGACAGTTCCGGCGCTTGGACGAATCCTACAATCAGCTAGACTGAGAAGGAGCACCAACTTGTTGAGCGTCAACTGGTTGGCTTTCAACTACGATATATATGACGGCTATGGCCGTTATAGCCGCTACCTGGTCAGATCGCTTAACCGGATCGGAGTAGAAGTCACACCGCTCTTGACTGACCAGGTGCGGCTGTCGGGTTGGATTCAACGACTGGCAGGTATAGACTACTCAAAGCTGACTGTTGCCTGTATGCCGCCTTATATGCTGTGGCCGCTGCCTGGTCGTCAGTGGAATCTCACGATGACAGAGGGGACGCGGCTGCCGGAAAACTGGTCAGGTACCATCAATGCCAGAGCACAGCGGGTCATCGTTCCGTGTGAACATAACGCCGAGGCTTTTGTCAAAAGCGGTACGGAAGTACCCGTCAACGTGATACCCGGCGGGACGGATGCGGCAGAGTTTCCCGTGATGCGCCGTCGGTATGACGGCTCGGGGAACTACACATTCCTGGCCCTGGCGGATCGGGGGGCGCGCAAGGGTTGGGTAGAGGTGTGGGCGGCTTTTTACAAGACGTTTGGCACGCCCAGCGACACGCCAGACGTGCGGTTAGTCATCAAAACCCGCAACGATCCGGCAAATCCAAACAACTTGCTTGATCGCATTGCGGGCGGCCTCACCGATCCGCGCGTTTCGTTCTGGCGTGAAGATGTGGCGTCTATGTCTGACGCATATGCACTAGCGGACTGCTTTGCAATCCCATCACGCTCCGAGGGATGGGGGATGCCACAACGGGAGGCAGCGATGATGGGCCTTCCGGTCATTGTTACCAAACACAGCGGGCTTGACGACGGGCATACCGATTCCTGGGCGCTGGTAGTGGAGGAAACACACAGAGACCGGATACCGACCAATTTCCCCCACTGCAATGGATATTGGCAGAAGGTAGATGTGAGTGCGCTGGCTGCCAAAATGCGTTGGTGCTACGAGAATCGCAACGAGGCGGCAGGGTTTGGTCGAGGCGCGGCCCGCTGGCTCAGAGAAAATCAGACCTGGGAACACTCAGCGCAGGCTCTCAAGGCGCTGATTGAGGAGTACGGCCAATGGCACTGACGGCAACGCAGCGAACAGACCTGCAAGGCGACCTGGGCATAGGCTCAGACGAAAGCGTGTTCACCAATGATGAGCTTGACCGGCTCTATACACGCGCCGGCGACGATTATAATCTGGCCGTGTACTTTGGCTACCGTCAACTGCTGGCCCAAGCAAACAAATTCCACAATTACACTGAGGGAATGACGCGGGTCGAGCGTAAGCAAATGAGAGACAATATCGCCGCCTCGATGGAGTTCTGGAAAGCTGAGGCGCGGGTACAGGTGCGGATGGTCGGCCTCAACAGTATCCCGCCGCGCGACAAGGACGCGCCCGATGCCTGATATTGACGCCTGGGCGGGCAATGAATTCCCGCTTGGCTCTTGGCTCGATGATATTCACGCCAGCGTTGACACCGCCCGTATCCTGGCGGATAAGGCAGTTGACATCGTTCTAGTACGAGCGGGCGTGGAACTGGCAGCGCAATCGGTACGCATTGAGGACTTGAGCAACCGACCGCGATCGTACCAGACCGAGGCAGGCGAGACAGCACTGGCCGACACGCTAGTACTTGGTTACAAGGGACATCCCACTGTCGCGGACACCGACATTCAACGCGGGGATAGGTTTGCACTAGGCGGAGTGGGGTATAAGATCGTGGCCGTGCTACCGGGACTACTGAATAGCGTCCAGGCGTTTGCGACAATGAGAGCGTAAGATGCAATCAGGTTTTCAATGGAAGGTATCACCAGAAAAAACGTTTCCCGAATTGGCCGACGCTTATATTTCGGCAATTCACCGGGGTATCCGGGCTATTGCTGATCGCCGCGCGCCAGAGATTGCCAACTGGATGAAGGACAACGCGCCCTGGACTGATCGGACGGGCAATGCGAGACAAACACTGTGGACTGAGGTCACGGACGTGGCGAACAAGATGGTCACGATTATGCTCAGCCACGGAGTGTACTATGGGATATTTTTGGAATTGAACAACGCTGGCCGGTACGCTATCATAGACCCGGCGCTCGACCACTTTGCGCCCGTCATCTGGTCAGACGTGCAAAGGATGCTATCTTGAGCATAGTTTCGGATGCTAAGGCGATATTGGAGGCCGACGCCACGCTGCTTGCCCTGGCAACCGGTGGCATTTACGATTACGCCGAGACCGGCCCGGACGGAATCAGCAGGACGGGGACGCCTACGGCCTTTGATGACAATGAGATTCTCGAACCGTGCATCCTGCTCAAATCGCGTGGCGGCGTGCCAGACGGGGCACTGACCGATGAGGGCACGCAATACTTGAGCGTCCGCGAGGCGCTGGAAGTTTGGTTTTACGAGGATACCGGCTACACCAATATCGAGGCGATGCGCGACCGCGTGTACACGTTGCTTCACGCGACACAGTTGACAGGCACTTTCAAGGTACTTTGGGCTGGCGACGTGCGTAACCAGCGCGACACAAATCTGGACGCAAACGTTGAACGTTCGGAATTTGCAGTTCACACATTTAAGAGTTAGGAGGTAAGACGATGGCTTTCGATAGTTTTGGAGCACCACAATTTGGCTTGGAAGATGTCAAGGTTGCGGTCTACAACGCAACCGACGACTACGGCTCGGCGGTGGACATTCCTAGCGTGCAGCTGATGGGTACGGAAATGCAGACCGTCTCGGCGCAGCTGGAAGGCGACGACAAGATCACGGACAGCCACGCCCAGATCATCGGTGGCGCGGTGCGCTTGCGGTTCGGCAGTGTCAGTATGGCGGCTCTGGAAGTGATCCTGGGGATTGCGTCTACTGCCAGCGGCGCGGTACAAGACCACCTAAAGCTGTCCGGCGGCGACGATATGCCGTATTTTGGCATTTGTGGCAAAATGTCGGCGACGGTCGGTTCTGGTGATCTTCACGTATTCTTGCCAAAGGTCAAGATAATGGAAAACGTCACTTTGGCCCAGGCCGAGTACGGGCAATACATTATCCCAGAAGTCGCGGCGCAGGCGGTTGACGATGCCACTTACGGTGTTATCAATCTGATTGAGCACAGCACTGACACCGCAATTGCAATACCGCCGACGAATATCAGCTAAAGTCAATGACAAAGAAAAAGAGCGTTACTAGCGCCGCAGATTGGCGAGAGCCGAGGGAGAAAGGATTCGTTGTGGATCTCCCATCCGGCAACATCGCTCGTATTCGACCGGTGGCACTGGACGTGATGATTCAGGATGGCAGCCTGCCCGACCTGCTTTCTCCTCTTGCCGCCAAGTCCCTATGGGCAGAGACCGATATCGAGGAGATCGGCAAGATCGGCGAGCTGGCAGCGGGAATGGCGGAACTATTCGGCTATGTTTGCAGAGCATCTTTCATAGAGCCGCGCATTGGAGATGGTGAGGACTTGAGCGAGGGCGAAATATCCCTGTCAGATGTGACTTTCGACGACAAGGCTTTCGTTTTCCAGTTGGCCATCCAGCCAACGCAAGTCCTCCGTAAGTTTTGTGAGCAACAAGCGCGAAATGTGGAATCTCCACGTGCTGGCGGGGGCGACGCATCAGAGACCAAGTGACATCGTTGGGGTTGATGATCGCTGGGCGGCATACCAATTTGACTCGGCTGTCTGTCTGGTCGGTACGACTATCGAGAACGCGCTACAGGAGACCAGTGAGATAGGCGGCAAGATGATGCCGCGCTATACCCTAACCCAACTCCTCGACGCTGACTTTCGCCTACCCCAACCGGAGAGCGCAGCCGACGCGCTGAAAACAATGGCCGCCAGGAGCAAGTCGGTCAAATACCACAAAGTAGAATAATATGCCAACACAACTAGCACTGCCGGGGATGATGGGAGGTCTAGGCCACGCTCACGGCAGTATTTCTATAGATACCTCGCTGGCCGAACGCGCAGCTGTAACAATCAAGCGGGTCGGGCGCGATATGGGCGAATCATTCAAGTCGTTGCAAACCAGCGTCAACCGTCTAGGCAGCGACATCAAGGCTATGAATCGGGAGTTGATGGCGATTGGCGCGGGCGCTGGCCTGGTGACGGCTTTCGGATTGAATGCTGCTCGTGATGTGCGGAACTACCGCGTCCAGTTTCGCGCACTCCTCAAGGACGAGCAAGAGGCTGACCGTGTAATGCGCTCTCTCACTGACCAAGCCAATGATTTCGGAATTGAAGTCAACGAAGTGTGGCAGTTGGGCCGCAGCTTGATTCCTGTCTTGGAGGATGGCGCTGAATCACTCGATCAGTGGGTGACGCGGGCCGCGCTACTTGCCTCCACTAACCCCCTAAAAGGCACAACTGACGCTGTGCGGGCCATTCAAGAATATCTGGCTGGGCAAACCATCTCTCTCCAAAGGCTCTTCAATATAGACCCGAACCTGATTGCTGAGGCGCAAGCGCAATTTGAGGATGTGGGCGAGCAGCTTGATTTTATTCTGGGGCAAATGGGTGCAAATGAGGATGCTGCCCGCGCTATG